CTAATTGCGAAACATAACCCAACAAAAGCATTGGTTGAGGATATAACGCACATATTAGCGAGATCAAATAACAGGTTTGACAAGCTACGATTTATGGACTATATCGAAGCGAAATCAAAATATAATGATAACCGACTAACAATCAACAACTTAAGACACAAATGGGGAGTAAATCATGGGTAGAACTGTCTATACTACTAGGGCTAATTTCCTAGACGATATCAAAGTGTTCGGTAATGTGAAAGCACTATATGAATATGCATTTAGTTCACTAAATACTGAAACACCGTTCCTAGATCGTGCTGGATCACCGTATCCAGCTACATACTCTAGGTTTAATACACTGCTCAAGAAACAAGGATTTGTTTCACTATATGCAAACAATTCTTTAAGCAGTGATACTGAAATCAAAGTCGATAGCACCACTATTAACGGTGGTTGATATGTGGAAAATTGACTTTGAAAAATTCTTGCTAAGTGCGACACAATGTGCAGTTTACATTTTCGCACTTAGTGTTATACTGTGTTTAATAATGTTATGAAAGTGAGGTTTACATGACTACATTATTGACGAAACTACGCACCACGACATTACGTGATACATCATTGTATGTGTATCTCAAAACATTTTACTATGAGTGTGATCGTGATGTGGTTACATTTCAAGATTACCTTGAATTTGGTGATAACGAGATGTATGACTTTGCTCGTGACTTACACGAGTGTGTGCATAACGCAATCAACTCATGGAGAGCTTTGCACATGACTGCTGAACAAATGCGTGAGGGTTTCCCAACACACAAAATTCAAGTATGGGTAAACCAAATACGCAACGAAATGTACGAATCATATACACCTTGTTATGAGTGCGACAACGTAGTGCCAAATGATGACGCAATCTATATCGAAGGTAGTGGTGAATATGTATGCGGTGATTGTTGTGATACTAGTTATAGATACCATGACGATCATGGTCAATACTACCACGAAGATGACTACCCATACGAAGATGATGAAGATGATTACTACGAAGAAAACGGTGTGCATGGCTACGACTATGATGTCACCAACGAACTCTCATCAAAGTATCATGGCAACGAAAAGCGATTGCTAGGTGTTGAGATTGAGGTTGAACGCAGATCAAACGCACCATACGAAATTGCAGAAACGGTTGAAGATGCTATGCGTGGCTTTGCCTTGTGCAAACATGACGGCTCTCTCAACAACGGTTTCGAAATCGTGACTGCACCCTCGACTATCTCATACCAAAAGAAAAAGTGGTCAGATTTCTGTCAGAAAAACTTTGCTGATGATCTGTCATCATGGAACACTTCGACTTGTGGTATGCACATACACGTAGATCGCGCAAGTGTCACACCCCTCGATATTGGTAAGCTACTTGTGTTCATCAATGGTAAACACAATCGTGAGTTCATTGAACGTATTGCAGGTCGCAGTTCAGCCCAATGGTCAGCTTTCAAAACCAAGCAGATCAAAGATAGTTTACACCGATCTGATAAGTATGAAGCATTGGCTACGCACAAACCACGCACCATTGAGTTCAGAATATTCAGAGGTAATATTGCAAAGCAAGGTATCTTCAGAAACCTTGAGTTTGTAGATTCTATATGCAACTTCGTCAAGACCGTAGGCATTGACAAAGATACAGAATCAGTAAATAGTTTATCATATACCAACTATGTACGGTACATGACTAAATCTGAGAGCAGAGGTCAATACCCTTATCTGTTCTCATGGCTAGTTCGCAAGGGCTATACACAGGGTAAATCAAAAAACATACAAAACGAAAGTGAGGAAAGCTAATGTGTTTAATTATTAAAAGCGACAATGCAAGTGAGTTAAAAGCTAATTTACTCAAGTCAGCATACTCCAACAATTCAGACGGATTTGGGGGTATGTTTCTTGCTGATGGCAAGATTCAAACATTCAAAGAACTACCAAAGAATGAGAATGAAGTCATCAAACTATGGGATAAATTCAAAGATATGAAAATCCCAATGGGTTTGCATTTCAGATTCACAACCAATGGTGGAACTAACAAAGCTAACTGCCACCCATTTGAAGTGCTCAACAAGAAGCAACACAACAGAGATATTTGGGTGATGCATAACGGTCCTCAATTACCAACACCAATGATTGATGTAGACAAATCCGACACACATCAATACGTCAAGTGGGTGCTACGACCAATGCTAGCTAACAATCCCGAACTTATATACAACAAGGATTGGAAAGAAATGATTGAGGATTCAATCGGCTCTGACAAACTACTATTCCTTGACGGAAGCAACGGTAAGTTCACAATCATCAACGAGGATCATGGCGAAACCCTTGACAATATGTGGCTATCCAATACCTACTCAATCAGTCGTGGTGTTGGCTCGGATTATGATATAGATACTGACACTATATCTACCCAACCCAAGAACAAATACATCTCGTTCAACTCATCATGGGGGCAAGGATATGACTACACATATGATGACAACGTATCCGATTACAGTAAATATGTGAGCAAAGCAAACGCGAAAAAAACCGTAGACCTTTGTGATGACAATATGCCATACAACCTAGCCGATCTGGTGGGGCTATCCAAAGCTGACATAGCTGAAGTGGTCTACCACAATCCCACAGGCACAGCCGAAATGCTAGGCGATCTCATCACAGCAGATGAGGGTGATATGTATGACGCATTGGATGAACTAATCGACAGAAGGGGGCACGAGAAATATGGCAACTAGAAAACCGACACTCAAACCAAGCCCATACGGGCATACATCTATGGTAGCTTTTGTTTTGTACGAAGGTGGCATTGACAAGCTATACATGGTCAAGCAACGCACATCACAGGTGTTGCTAAACAAAAGTGCTGTAAGCTACAACTCAACAAGCAAAGCACTTGAAGATAAATACGACTTGAGTTATATGCGTGATTACTTTGCAGGATATAACAACGAATATCTCAAAGATGCACGTTGGGTAATGCTCAAGGTCAAGCCACCACAGATTGCAGGACTGCACCGATTCGAGATTATCGAAACGGAAGAACGCACACGCAAGGCACTGCAAGAAGTGGCAGAAGCTAAGAACAAAAAGCGAAATGCATTTGATAGTTTCTACTGCACTGCAATCATTGGTACTCGTATGCGTAGAGCTGATTGGCAGAAGGAAGCTCTACCCGAAGAACCTAGACACAGGTTGATGCGTAAAATCTTGAAGCAACCTAGTATATGGCGATCATATCCTAACCTATATCCAAAGGCTAAGGAATCAATCCCATACTTTACACAAGGTGGTGAAACACTCTATCCAGATTCTGTTTTACCAGAGCTTAGACCACCAAGCGTAGAAGCTATACCAAATAACTTATCATATGCTATGGTGAATTTAGTTTACGGCACTGTCTTACCAACCTTTAACTCTCCAAAGGTTAGAGAGTGGCAAGAGCATGGCTATCGCATGGTAGCATAGTGTGTTTTCCTCACGAAGATATGCGAGGTAAACCCGACATAAACAAGAGGGTTAGCAAAAATGAAGTGTGCCATGTCCACAAATATACTATATAAATAAATAAATATAAATTTTAAATCGTATATTAGAGGGATATGGGGGTCAGATTTGTGATTTTAGACACCCTCGGGTTTAGTACGGGTTTAGCTCGTGTATATTCGACAGCCCGAATATTCCCGAATATGAGGTACGCGAAAACGCAAGACGAAATACTAGGCAGATGTGTCGGACTTAAAATCCGACGCGACAATCTGTCAGATTTACTTATCAAGAGAAAGGATTATACTATGAATATGATTATAGATAAATTACAGACGGAACTTATTAGACTGAACTCTGAATTGAGTGATAGCTTAGATAGGTACAAAGAACAAGACCAACTCACAGATGATGAACTCATAGCACAAGGTTGGTTCGAAGCAACAGAACACTTTACAAAAATACTTGAGCAATATACTCAAGAAGAAAGTGAGGAACACAATGAACATAATTAAAACAGACGGAACACGTGATAGTGTTGGTGCATACATGATTGAAATAGAAGAAGGTGTGTACCTTTGTGATGAACTAGGCAACAACTCTTGGGATAGTTATTATGATGCTGTCCAAGTAATAGAAGAATGGAGAAAACTAAATGGGTAAAGTAAAAGCATGGTTAATGGAACTAGAAGAAAGACGACACGAAGATAATCTCGAGGACTACGAAGCAAAGATGCTCGAGCAACTTGACGAGGACAGACTAGCTTTTGCAGAAGCAGAAGCACAATCGTGGTGGGAACACAACGGACAATTAGTGAGGGAAAAAGATGACTAACATACTATTATTTTTGATGATGATAACTATGGCTTGTGTAGGATACGCGTCAGCATATAAGGTTATGAAACGCGAAATCTTAGAGCGAGATATCCAACTGCACATGGCATACACGTTTATAGAAAAGGGGTTGCATGAACGAGCAAGAAAAAAGAGAGTATGAAATACTCAAGAAGAAAGCAATCAATGGGGACATGAGTATTCAACAAGCATTGAAATACTTTCAACTCAAACATAAATCAAAGGGGGACAAACAATGAATCTATTTTATTTGAATCCAGATAGTGAAGCATCAGCACGAAACCTATGCGACAAGCACGTGCCTAAGATGTTATTAGAAACTTGTCAGATGTTATCTACTGCAGTTCGCAATCAGGTTCCACACCTGATTAAAGGCGACACAGTATATAAGACTGCATATCCCAATCACCCTATGACTAAGTGGGTGGGCGATAGCTATTACAATTTCATGTGGGCATTTACACACGCGAAGCAAATCAATGCTGAATACAACTATCGCTTCGGTAAGATTCACAAGTCGGAAAGAATCCTTGATACAATTCACAGATTCAAACAAGACATACACGAATCCTATTGCGAAAATGACAACATGGATATGACAACCATACCACAGTGTATGCCCGACCAATACAAGAACAAGGACAATCCTGTGGAAGCCTATCGCAACTATTACTATCACGAGAAAAAATACTTTGCGAAGTGGGAGAAAGGTAGAAGCAAACCGTATTGGTTTATAGAAAAGGAAAGATTACATGGTGAACAGTAGCATACTACAAAATAGAATGGAAGAATTGAAACGCGAAATCGAATACCTCGACAAGCGAATCATACTGATGCAAGATGAAGTGGCTGAGATTGACCGAGCACTAGCCAATCGTTCAGTCACTAGCATCAGAAACATTATACAAGAAAGGGAACAGAGAGATGACAGAAAAGAAAAGCAAACTGCCACGAGATAACTATCTATTTGCGAAACACGTATATGAGTTTATGTATGAGCACATATCAAGCAAAGAAACGAAAGCATTTATGGTGGAGCGATTGGCTCAATGTTATGATGCGTTTCCTCAGACTAGAATAGAAGATCACAAGGCATACTTTAATTGGTTGGGGGTACACAATGAAGGATGATAACATATGGGACATAGCTTATTGGAATCCAACCGACGAAGTGACGGATGAAGAACTGCAAAGATTCCTCGATAGTGGTGTAGGTACAGCATCTTCTAACCCCAGATGTTTTAGTGTCCGACAATTTGTCGAAGCATTTAACAATCAAGAAATAAGCGACATGGGTTGGTTGTACCACACACCCCGTCACAATGACGAAGGGGGGCACGAGTGAAAAATAAAGAAGAATACTATGAGAACCTTTGGGTTTGTATAAAGTCAGAACAGCTAACGGCTCGGCAGATTCAAGAACACCTTGAAGATGAGGGTTTTAAAAAGTGGCTAGATGAAAGGAAAGCAAATGAAGATAGACGTAAGAACTAAAGACTGTTGCTACATTGAACTGAATGATTATGTTTATTACATAGATGATTCAACCAACGAGCAAATCGTACACAAATGGCACAAGGATTCTGTTGATTCATATGACACAGTGACAAGAAAGGAAACAATGGATGATAAGAATGAGTAGTTTATTATTAACAATGATTTGGATTACTTTAGTTATTCAGACAGTAATGATGGCATTTCAATAGAAAGGACAAAGCATGAGTGGTAAGAAAATGAAGTGGGTCTGGTTTCATATCCACAAAAACTCGGATAAATCCGAGAATTTACTTGACAAACAGTTCGATACATGGTATACAAAACTATGGCGCAGAGTAAAAGATTACCTAAGAATGTAACCATCGGACCTTTTTTGGTGGAACTTATATGTGCCCCCCACGATATCATGTATGAAGTGAGTGAAGCACAGGGGACATTTGTACAGAAACCACCGTATAAAATTTATCTTGATAAGGAGATGATCGAGCGAGGGGGTGCTGATGCAGTGAACGTAGTATTACATGAGTGTATGCACGTTGCCTACTATCAGTACCAACTCAAAGATAAAGAAGAAGAAACCGTAGTTAATTCCTTTGGAAACTTTATGACAGAACTTCTCTGTCGTTCTGAACTCAAGGATTGGTTACGCGAAAACATGGGCAGAAAGGAGACACCACGTGACAAGCGAAGCATTCGTAAGAGACCTACAAAGAGGAAAAGAAATAGAAGGTAATATTGTAAATGCCTTGAAGGCTCGTTTCCCAGCCGCGACTTTGATTGACGGAAAGTTTAAAGAGTATGATGCTTTTATACCCGAGCTATCTAAAAAGCTAGAAATAAAAATGGATGAAGTTAGTTTGCGAACAGGCAGAATATTAATTGAATTAGAAATGTTTGGCAAACCCTCGGGCTTGTTATCTACAACAGCAGATGATTGGGTAATCTATACAGGCAAACAATACCTATGGATTAAACCCACGAAAATATTTGAATGTATTTTATTAAATAACTTAAAGACTGAAACCATTGTAGGTAATGGGGATAGCAATCCAAAGACAGTTTGTTTTATTCAAAATGATTTGTTTAAAAAGTATTGCCATACAGTTCAAGAAGTATTAAGAATAGGAGAAGTATATGGCAACTGATAAAAGATTAGTTTTTGTTTATGGAACTTTAAAGAAAGGGGAAAGACTACATGGACTAATGTCAAAACAAAAAAGACTAGGCGAAGCAATAACCGTAGATAGTAATTACACAATCAAAGATTTCTTACATAGTTATCCGATAACATTCAGACACTATGACAATAAGATTTGTAAGTACAAAATCAAAGGTGAATTGTATCACGTAAAGGATGACTCGATTTACGATAGTGTAACTAACATGGAACTCAATGCAGGATATACGTTAGTACATACACTAGTGGAGTTAGAAGATGGTACGGAACACGTGGCGGAAATGTTTCTGGTTGAAGATACACCCGCAAAAATTACAACCAAAGAAGTGCTATCTGATTTTAGAGTAAAGACAAACAACAACATAAAAGAATGGACTACTAAAGTTGAATTGGCTTGAGGATTTGTGTTATACAATCACAGGCATAGCTTTGTGGATAACGACTTATGGTTTAGCAATCATGGTTGTTTTAAATCTGTTCGGTGTATTTGATTAGGAGTAAACATGAGCAAGCGTAAATTTTCTACAGGTGATGACTATTTATTAGATGAAACCTTAGAACTAGAAGATGAATTTGACATAGAGGAATTTGAGAATGACCCTATGTTCGACCCAAACGATCACGAATATTTACAGGAGTTAAACAATGACGAAACAAAAGACGGCAAACCTCTACCGTTGGACAGATATTTCAATCGCTTTAGAAAAAATCGTTAAGGCTATTGAGGACCCAAGCGGTAATGAATCCACTAGGTTTATTATCAAAAGTGATAATGCTTTTAGTATGCGTATGCGTATTCATCAATACATAAAAGCATACAGAGATTTAGCTACCGAGACAGGGGAAGGAGACCCCGCGAAGTATGATGCACTGAAGATTAAAGATACGGAAGGTGGTGTAGAAATCATGCATGTATTAGATGACGTTCAAGAACTAGAAGTTGTTGACGCAAACACAGGAGAAAAAATATGACAGAAGATAAACAATACCGTGCAAGTTTTGAGGCTTGTGTGGAATCATTAAAAGATCCGCTACTGGATGTAGCAAAAGATTACGATACTGATGTTATTATATCAGCACTATATGAGATTGGCATGAGGCTATCACTATTAAAGTATGGAACAATGGGTAGCTTTGGATTGTTGGCAGATGTATTACATACATTCACAACAGCGGGACCAATGATAGATGAAATGGAAAAGAAGAACAACAAAACAGGAGACACGATGAGTTCTGTATTTGCATCAACAAAGACAGACCCATCCACGAAACATTAAGGGGGCACGATGAGTGATAAACCAGAGATAGAAATACCAACTGATTTACTTGAGAGAGATTCGGTTGAGTTATCTAATGACGAGACAGCTATCCAAAAGATAGTAGATTATTTAAAAGCGACACGCGTGAATGTGCGTGAAGCGGAATCAAGTGGCAAACGTATATCAAAGAAAAGCGCAACGACTAAAGCGCCGAAGAAGTTTGATAAGAATATACTTGACATGTTGGTATCTGAAACATGAACGCTACCGTAGTATTCTTAATCGGGTATCTTTGTTTAGGTCCCGCAGGGCAGGAGCAATGTATTAACATGGCATCTAAGTTTCTCTATCCCGACGTAAATAATTGTGAGGTGGCAAGAGAATCTATTCTAAAAGAATTGAACGACATTGAAGGTTTAATGTTGCGTTGCGTTCCGTCTGATTTGATTGAGAACTACGTTAAGTATAGACCACAGGTTATATTACCACCGCTAGAATAAGGAGACAATATGAGTGAGAGCGAATTACCAAGAATTAGAAAGTTTGTATGGGATGACAATGGTCAACCTGTCCAAAAGATATGGGACACTTCAAGCCTAAGTTCTTTCTTAGCTTGCCCAAGATATTACAAGCTGTCTGTATTAGACGGTTGGAAATCTACAAGCTACTCAAGTGCTACGGGATTTGGTTCCGCAGTACATCATGGCTTGGAAGAATTAGATAAGGCGAGGCACGAGGGTTTAACAAAGTCTGAATCCACTAATCGTGCAGTAGCTTCCGTCTTGCGTGAATTTGGCGAGGACTTAAAACTTGCTGATGAAAATGCAAGAGGGCTAGAGGCGGCACTCCGTGCGGTTGTGTGGAAAGCGGAAGAGTTCTGGGATGATAAGCTAAAGCTAGCTACCATGCCAGACGGGTCGCCTGCGTTAGAGCAAAGGTTTGAAGTACCCATTGGTGACCAAGGTCACAGGTTCAGTGGTCGTATAGATAAGATTGTTTCTATCGATGACAGGCTGTATCTGGTTGATACCAAAACAACTAAGTCATCTTTATCAGAGTGGTATTTCAATGGCTATATGCCGAACAACCAAGTGTTCGCATACATCTGGGCATGTCGTGAAGTATTGAAGTTACCTGTTGATGGCTTCATCATTGACGCAGTACAGACAGGCGCGAATTTTACAAGGTTTGCAAGACAAGTATATAATGTACCGAAAGAACTAATTGACGAGTGGTACAATGATACGTTGCATCACCTTAGTATATCAGATGTATATGCTAACTCACAATACTATCCCGCGAACTTCACATCATGTGGAAACTATGGCGGTTGCAGATATAGAGAAGCATGTGCTCATGCGAAATCACAAAGGGGAATGTTCTTTGGTAATGACTTTACTCAAGAGTATCACCCAGATTTAGAAGAAACAAAACCACAAGAACTTGAAGTTATCAAGGGTGGTAAATAATTTTCTTGACAAATCTTTTTTATAGTATATAATTCAAAACATAATAGGAGACCAGTAAATGGCAAACATCAGTAAACATAAATCTACAAGTGTTACCAAGCTACTTCTCTGTGGAGACAGTGGTAGCGGTAAGACATCTGCCCTAGCGAGTTTAGCTAACGCAGGTAAAAAGTTACGTATACTAGATTATGATGATGGTCTTGATATCTTGCCCGAGTTTTTAAAACCCGAGGCAGTAAAGAACGTCTCATATGTTACGTTAAGAGATTCACTAGGACAAGCCGATTCGTTTAGACGAGGGGCACGGTTATTATCCCATTGGAAAGATGGCGATGAGGACTTAGGTCCTGTGAAAGAATGGGGAGATGACACAGTTCTAGTGATTGATTCCCTCACATTGATGGGCGAAGCTGCTTTGAGAGCGGCTCTCGTTTTCAATAATAAAAAACCAACAGAGCAAGCCAGCCAACCAGAGTGGGGTGCGGCGGCGCGTGATGTCCAGAACATTATACAATATATCACAGGTGATGAAGTGAAATGTAATGTTGTTGTGACCACGCACATGCAGTACATGGAAGGCGATATGGGTGTGTCAAAAGCATATCCTACATCTGTCGGTTCGAAGCTATCTACTAAGATTGGTAGATACTTTAACTGTGTATGCAGAATAGATACTCGTTCATCTAGCAAAGGAACAGAGCGCACGTTACGTACAATGTCAGATCATAGAATGGATCTGAAAGTTACAGCGCCGTCTTTAATAGAGCCGAACATTGAACTTGACTTAAACAAGTTATTCCAATCTATTCAGAATAACGCACAGTCTAAACTAAAAGAGAGCAATACGAAAGGAGATAAATAATGTCTAATGTTGCTGACTTCTTAAACATGACACCCAATGACACGCCAGAATCTGTCGTGCTACCAGAGGGTAGTTATGAGTTCTCTATAACTTCTTATAGAGCAGATGAGGTGGGACAAAACAACACCCCTCTCATCAGAGTAAACGTCAAGGCGATCGGAGTTATCGATTCAGATTTAACTGAAGATAAACTCAAGGATGCACAGCCAACTCGTATGGAGTTCTGGGCTACACCTAATGCCTTGAAAGTAAACAATCCTGCAACAGGATTGAAGTCGTTTCTAACCAATGGGTTAGATATGGGTCATGTGGAAGACCTGCCTTACAGCGAATTGCTAGAGATGGCAATTGGTAAAACCTTCAAGGGCTTAATCAAGCACGAGATGGTTGGGCAGAATAAAGATATTCTACAACCAACAGTAAAGAGAATACTCTAACATGAATAAGCAGACAGTACCTTCACAACAACCTAACGGTGATTGCAAGATAGCTTTTGTATTTGATTTTCCAACTACAGATGAGCAACGTCTTGGTGAAATCATGGTTGGTAGTACGGGAAAAATGTTTCACAAAATGTGTGAGATATTAGAACTAAATGTGGAGAACTGTTTGCTTACGCATGCTCTCGCTCAGAAGCCAGCACAGGAGAACCCCGCCCATTTCTTTATGAACAAGAAAAACTATTCTAAGTTTAGTAAAGAGAATAAGTGGCGCTCGAAGTATCCTGTGAATGGCTTCGGCTTTTTAAAGCCAGAGTATGAGGGCGAGTTAGAGCGGTTGCAAAACGAGCTTAACGCGTGTGCACCTAATATCATTATTGCTATGGGGAGCCTTGCGTTATGGGCGCTGACAGGACTAGACAAGATAGGTACTTACAGGGGAACCATTCTCAAATCGGACCTCACAGGTGGGACCAAGGTTATGCCTACGTTTAGTCCTAGTGCCGTTATCAGAAACTTTGACTTCAGACCTATCGTCTTAGCGGACATCAAGAAGGCAGTCGAAGAATCAAACACACCAGAAATTAAAATAAAAGAAAGAGAGTTATGGATTGAACCAGAAATCAAAGACCTCGAGGACTTCGAACAAAAGTATATTAGAGAGAATAACG